CGGTTTGCCGTTGGGCTTCGCGTCGTACATCTCCTCCTCGACGACCAGATGCATCACATCGACCGTCTCGAATGGCGTCTTTCCCTCGATCTCCCGGACTTTCGGGTCGAGCTTGTCCTTGAACGTCTGCACCAGCTCGTAAGCCGTCGGCTTCCACTTCCGGCAGATGAAGCCCAGCTTGCCTTCCGCGTTCTCTTGCCACGCCATGTCCCGCAGGTGCCAGCAGCGGTACAGCAGCCCATTGCCGACGCGGTTCAGTTCGGCGCTCAGAGCGCACTGGCCGAAGGCCGCGTAGTCGTGGTCGCCGTGTTTGGTTGCCTTCGTGAAGAGCGCGCTGGGGTCGTACATCGCGCGCCGCTGAGTGCGCTCGAACCACTGTAGGTAGAGCAGCGCGTCCGAGCTCCTGGCCCGCTTTTCCTCGAAGCGGATGCCGGGATGGAACCAGGGTCGCGCTGTCGGCCGCAGCATCGTGGCGAACTGGTTGCCCAGCTCGCGGCGGCACTGCACCGGATACGACGACATCAGGTTGGCGGCGAAATCGGTGCCGATCGAGCGCGTCAGCGTGAAGTCAGCCCGCTCTGGGTAGAAGTTGTCCGCGATCTCCTGGTGCAGGGAGTTCAGCGCCAACTTCTTCGAATGGAGGTTTTGGCCCAGCTCGACCAACTTCTTGGCGTCCATGTCAGCCTCCCAGCGTGCCACCGCCGCCGCCAGCGTTGGTCAGGATCGTGGAAGCGCGGCCGCGGCGAGCGAGCTGCGCGAGGATCTTCTGCTGCTGGGCCTGCTGCTGCGCGAGCGGGTCCGGCATCGCGGTAGGTGCCTTTGTCTTGGGGGGCTTGGGCTGCAGCAGCGTACTGACGATGGTCGGCGCCAGCGCCTTTCCGACTCCCTTGGCGTAGTCGACCCAGGACGAAGACGATCCTGCGGCGCCGGCGGCACCCCCGCCAGCGCTGCCAGCGCCTCCCGCCGTTAGCGCTGGCTCCGCACCTTCCGCAGCAACGGCCGCTGAATCGGCGGCCTCAAGGCCTGCCACGTCAGCACTGCCAGCGCTCGCACCACCTGCAGCCGCCCCCCCTTCCGCGCCCAAGGTGCCTCCTTCAGCGGCCGCGCCGCCGGCGCTTGCGCCTCCTCCGGCCGCTCCACTGGCGCCATATGCTCCCCAGACGGCAGCGACGACATCCGCAATGCCTCCCAAGGTCTGGGAAGGGCCGGTGTTGACGCCTTCGTCCCTGGATTGCCTGTATTGCGCGGCGGTCTCTCCGCCGAACTGGTTTGCACCGGGGGTGAACTTCGTCCCCAGGACTTTGCTCCAGGCGCTCGCCCCCAGAGGATCCTCCGCGCCGAGCGCGAACTGCGTCAGTGTCTTGCCCGGGCTGTCGCCGAACGACTTGTACAAGTTGGTGAGGTGACTGGCTTCGTTCGAGATGACATCGCCGATGGCGTCGAAGATGGACATGGTCAGGCCTCCGATCTACTTGCGGCCCTTGGCCGAGAGCGGCGCGCGCGGCGCGGACAGCGGCTGGCGACCACTGGAGATCAGCGTCGGTTTGCGCGCGAGGGAGTTGCGGCGGCCGGGCTCCAAGCCGATCCAGTCGGCGCCGTGCGTCAACGCGCGCGCCCCGTGGAACCAAGCCATCATCACGGCATCGCCGCGGTCGGTCGACCGTCCCAGGCGCTTGCAGACGTCTTCCTTGGACTCGACCTGAATGCCGTTGGGCGTGAGCTTGAAGGTCGGCGCAGTGAGGTCGGACAGCAGGCGCTGGTCCGGCGGCAGCATGATCGGCGAGCCGCCGGGCTGGTCAGGGTCGAGCGCCTCGCGGAACTGCCAGAGCGCCGCGCTGCGGACGTTGAAGAACTTCAACTGACCGTCACGGCTGCGCCGCGTCGTCTTCTCCGCGCCCTTGTAGCGGTGCGGCTCGATGTCGTTCTCGACCAGCTTCTCGTACATGGGGCCGCCATAGCCGCCACCCATATCGATGGTGATCTCGGCGCGGTGTTGCCGGGTTGCCACGACGCGGCCGGCGCAGTAGGAGCCCGCCGCGTGGATCGGAATGTCGGAAGCCGGTACCTCGATCAGAGGTGGGTAGTACCCGTCGTAGCGCGGTGCCATGATCATCGGGTCGTTACCGCCCCCGGATGCGTCGACACCGATAGCGCACATCGGCACGCCGCGCGGTGGTCGCTCGGACCAGCGCTCCTGCGCCAGCTGCACCCACGCGGTCGGGCACGTCTGGTTCGCGGCATCCTTCATGGCGGCCGAGAACTTGCCGTAGAGGAGTTGCGATCGCAGCGGCTCCGGCAGCGAGGATAGTTGTGCGCGGTACTCAGGGGTGTTGCGCTGCGGGTTGTCGGCCAGGCTGGCGGGGATGAAGGTGTACGACTTGGCGAGGTACTTCTCGCCGTCGATCTCGTACTCGCCCGGGCCATCCACCCAGATCATCTCGGAGTCGTCGCCGCGGCTGACGTAGATCGCCCAGCGCAGTTCGCCGGGCACCGCCGGGTTGGGGAACTTCACGTCGAGCCACGGCGCGAACCAGCGGATCAGCCACAGGCCATCGGAAGATCGCGGCGGGTTGGACCCGATGATCACGCGCGTGCGGCGCCCGGGTTCGGCGCGCAGCCACGCCATGATGCTGGCCACCTGGATCTCGAGGAACTCGCCACCCTCGTCGAACGCCATGTAGTCGCGCTCGCGGCCAGCGTGGTCGTTCCAGTCGCCAACCAGTTGCATCCCTGCCAGCTTGAGCGTTTTGCCGTCGGCCCAAGTCCATTCGAGATCGGTGCCGTTGAAGCGGGCGCCAGTGCCGATGAGGACCTTGCCCTCCTTCTCGAGGCCGTCAGTTTGGTTGCGGCCGCGGCGGAAGATGATCCCGGAGCGCGCCTCGTTGACGCCCCAACCGAGTTCGAGGTACGTCTTGCCGCCGCCGGCCTGGCCGCCGTACAGGAGGACATCTGCCTCCGAGAGGTAGGCCTCCGTCTGCGGACCGGGGTTGGGCACGAAACGCATGTTCGCGACCTGCGCGGCCGCGTCCTTCCACACCGCGTCCTGTTCGCCAGGAGGCAGTGCGCTGACCCTGGCGATGATCTCGTCCAGGGTCGACATCATCATGCCGCGGGGGTGGCAGCGCTGACGGTGGCGTCGAGCGTGGCGTCATCGGCGGCCAGTTGGGCGGTAACCGCAGCGATCGCGGAACCGTCGGCCACCTGCGCCTGCAGGTCGGCGATCTGCTGCGCCTGGCTCGCGATCGTGGCCGCCTGCGCCTGGATCGTGGTGATGGCTTTGGCGATGCTGGCGCTGTTCGCTTGGCCCTGGGTCTGGAGGTCGGAGAGTGCGGACATGATCTTCCTTTGGTTGACGATGAGGTGGAGCAGGTATTCGAGGAGCCGGGCCATGGCGGCCCTCAGCTGCGCTGCTCGGCCGAACGGCTCGGCAAGCCGACTGGACCGCGGTGGTCGCTCTTGTCGGACCAGGTCTCGTGCATGTACTTCAGATCGTCCAGCGCGCCCTTGAGGAAGTGGCTGCCGTCCGCCAGCGCGCGCTGCTGCGCCTCTGCGTTGCGCAGCCGTTCCTCGAGCTCGGCGCGCCGTGCGCGCACCTTTCGGTAGCTATGCGTGTGCTCGTCGACTGCGTAACGGAAGCGCGGCGTGAACAGGTCAGACTCCGCCGGGATGCCAACTTCGATCCCGCGCGCAAGCGCGATGTACGTGAGGTAGTGGATGCCGGCGCGCTGCATCTCGTACTCCTCGCCGGCAGCCATGTCGACGCCCCAGAAGCCGATCTTGGTGGCCCCAGCCTTGATCGCGCGGGTCATCATCCAGAAGAGCGACGAACTCGCGAACCAGCTGTTCGGATCAAACTCGGCCAGCGTCTCGCGCCATGGGAACATCTCGCTGCCCGGGAGGTCACCGATTTCCGCGCCGGTCCAGAGCTTGACGCCGCGGCCAGGCAGCGCCTTCAGCCACTGGACATACTCCGGGGAAAACCACGGGGCACCTGGCTCCCAGAGGTGCATCTCGAACCATTCAGTGACCCGCGGCGCGACGCCGTACAGGCCGGGCGAGCAGCCGTAGATCTGCCATTCGGGATCCTGGTACGGGGCGAGCCGACTGGAAGACGGTGCCGAACCGACAAGAGCGACTTTCATCAGTGCGTGCTCCCGCGCGTCGTGCCTGTGTCGGCCCGGGTTGGCGCCGCGCCGCGGTCAGACATGCCGACGATGAAGCGCTGCACGCCGTTGGCCAGCAGGAAGACGCCCGCATCGCGCGCGGGCGCCTTGCGGCCGATGTAGCTGGCGGCGCAGACTCCGGCCTCGTTGCCGATGACGACGGCGACTTCGCTGGCCTCCGACACCGATGCCCCGGCGTCGATCTGGTCTGCGAGGCGCCTGAGCGCGTCGGCGATTTCGTTGCTCATGGAGACCCTCCTCAGGGTGTTGTGGTGCGCCGGTTAGGCAGATTCGTCGAGGGACCGGCGACTGGCCTCGGTGAGTTACCCCTGCGTCAAAACCAAGCAAAACCCGCAGGAGCCCCATCTGCCATGGGGTTGCAACCTCAGTAGGTCGAGAACGTCAGCCCGGGGCTCGGCGGCGAGGTCGCCACCCAGACCGGGCCGCCATTGGCGC